TAACGTCAAGGTTTGCATTGCAGATCGTATGGGAATGAATGGCACTTTGAACCATTGGGCATTATGGTTCTCACCTGACTATGACTACATCTGTTTTATGGGTGATGACCACCTACCCCGTACTGGTGGGTGGGATACCAAACTTGCAGAAGCGATTGGCGCAGAACCGGGCATTGCATACGGTAATGATTTACTACAAGGCGAAAACCTACCAACTGCCGTTGTCATGTCTAGCAAAATCATTAGGGCTACTGGATTTATGTCACCGCCAGCATTGAAGCATTTGTTCCTAGATAACTATTGGCTTGCAATGGGTCACGCTTTAGAAAACGTGAACTACCTGCCAGACGTAATTATTGAACACCTGCATTACACAAACGGCAAGGCAGCGCATGACGATAGATACGCAGCTGTAAACACAGTAGAAATGCACAACGGGGATCAGGCTATTTTTGCTGAATACCTAGCAACAGAATTTGCTAACGATGTTGAGAACGTCAAGGCTTGGTAATGAAAATACTTATTACAGGGCATAAGGGATTTGTTGGGCGTAACTTTTTTAAGGCATTGCCAGATAGTGAAATAACAGGCATTGACTTAAAAGACGGAAACGACTGCCGCGATTTTTTTAAGACCAACACAGAACAGTTTGATTTAGTAATTCACCTAGCTGCAATTGTTGGTGGTCGCGCCACTATCGAGGGTGAGCCGTTAAGCGTTGCCACAGACCTATCCATAGATGCTGAATTTTTTAACTGGGTGCAAAGAACAAAACCCATAAATACGGTTTACTTCTCTAGTTCAGCTGCATACCCAATTGTTTTACAAAACTCACACCGCCGCTATCGGTTGGCTGAATACGACATTAACCTCGATGCCGTTCTAAATCCTGACCTGACTTACGGCTGGGCAAAACTGACTGGTGAATACCTAGCGCAGTTTTTAGAAGGCACGAACCTATTTGTGTTCAGGCCGTTTAGTGGTTACGGATCAGATCAAGATGCGGATTATCCATTTCCTAGTTTCATTGACCGCGCACTAGCTGGCGTAGAAGTCTTTGACATTTGGGGTGACGGTGAACAGGTGCGCGACTTCATACACATTGAGGACATTGTTCAGGCTGTGTTGTGGCACGTTCAGACGGGCTACTTTGGCACGTTTAATCTATGTTCAGGTTTTGCAACTAGCTTTAATGATTTGGCACAAATGGTTTGTGAAGAAGCAGGAATTAAACCAATGTTCAACCACATAGTGACTGCACCTACTGGTGTTGAGTATCGCGTTGGTGATTCGCATTTATCGCATCAGTATTTTATTCCGCAGATTAGTTTGCGTGATGGAATCCGCAGGGCATTGCAAGAGCGAAAAACCCAATAGACACGCGGTATTTGCAATGTATAACAAAACCTGATACTCTCTTGTTATAGGCGTAGGGCAACCTACTAGGACAGGAGTAAAAAATGCGCAAGGCATTTAAGGTAACAAAGAAAACGCAAGAAGATCTGTATGGTGCGTTTGACACCTACGATGCAGAAGTTTCAATGGGCAATTACAAAGCAGACCTATGGGACATTGACGAACCAGATACTTTGTTAGTAAATGGCGCAGAAGGTGCAGCTATGTTTTTGAGTTGCGCTCATGGTGAACTAATGAACTGCAATAACGCTATGGATTACAATTGGGATCGCGCAGATTATGGTCGTGCCTACCGCGCTCATGCACGAATTACAAAACTAATGGATCAGGTTTTAGAAGTTTACAAAGATGAAATTGTAAGCAACTATTACGGATACTGGGAAGTTAAATCCTGACCGACTAACTCAGCAAACAGCCCTGCCTGACGGTGGGGCTGTTTGCGTTTGTCTGCCATAGAATAGAAACAGACTTTAGGAGTTTCATTGGCAATCACAAATGGCTACGCCACACTTGCACAGGTTAAAGCGGCATTACGCATTTCAGATACTGTTGATGACACATTACTTGAAATGGCTATTGAGTCTGCATCACGCGCTATTGACGGTCACGCTGGGCGATACTTTTATTCATCAGGAACAGCTACTCGTTACTATGCAGCTGAAGATTCTTTCCTAACTCAAATAGATGATGTTTCTGGAACTGCTCTAACATTGCAGACTTCATCAGGTGGTGATGGTGTCTTTGATACAACTTGGGCTGTTGGCGATTACCAGCTAGAACCACTTAACGGAAATGTAGATGGGCTTGCTGTTCCGTACACACGAATTCGTGCAGTAGAAAATTATCTATTCCCAGTAGAGGTAGATCAGGCATTAGTTAAACTAACTGCTGTATTTGGTTGGGCATCTGTTCCTATCTCAATTACACAGGCTTGTGTTATTCAATCCAGTCGTATCTTCAAGCGTTTAGATTCACCACTCGGCATAGCTGGATTCGGTGACATGGGCGCAATGCGAGTTAGCCGTTACCTAGATCCTGACGTTGAACAGTTGGTTGCGCCGTATCGCCGCGTTAGGAACTTTGCTTAATGGCTTCGATTTCAGAGCTACGCGCAGGAATCAAAACGAATCTTGCAACGATTTCAGGATTACGGGTTTCAGACTTTCAGCCTGACAACATAAATCCACCTATTGCAATTGTCTTTCCAATTAGCGTTAATTATGACGATACGTTTCAGCGTGGAATGCAAACCTATACATTCGCAGTTCAAGTAATTGTTGGCAGACAGTCAGAGCGTTCAGGTCAAAACTCCATAGATGCCTACTGTTCAAGCACAGGGGCTAACAGTATTAAACTAGCGATAGAATCAAACAAGACACTTAGTGGCAAGGCGTTCGATCTCAGAGTTACTGATATGCGTAACTATGGAGAACTACTTGTTGGTGAGGTAAACTATTTATCGGCAGAGTTCGTAGTTCTCTGCTACGCAGACTAGGAGCAACAAAAAAATGCCAAAATTCGCCGCAACGGATTACAAGGTCACCATCAACGGTACAAACCTATCCACTTCACTTAATCAGGTTGAACTAGCTTTAGAATCAGATGACTTAGAAACAACTGCATTCGGTGGAACATTCCGCGAACGCATTGGTGGTCTAAAGACTGGTTCAGTAACACTTCAGTTCATGCAGGACTTTGCAGCAGCAGCAGTAGATGCAACCATCTTCCCGTTGTTCAACACACTTGCAACAGTTGTTATCGTTCCAACTTCAGGAACTGTAACTGCAACCAACCCAAGCTACACCGCAGTATGCCTAGTGAACTCATACAGTCCACACGCATCATCTGTTGGTGACATTGCTACCTTCAGCGTTACATGGCCTACATCAGGCACAGTCACACGCGGTACTGTCTAACTATGAAAATCAACCTGCGCGTTACTTTTAATGATGAAACAGTAGAAGAAGTATCTGCTACTGCTCGTGATCTTGTTGCGTTCGAGGACAAGTTTACAAAATCGGTTGCTTCACTAGAAACAGATTTCCGCATTACTGATCTATTGTGGCTGGCATGGCATTGGCTAGAGCGTCAGGGTAAAACCAAAAAGACGTTTGAAGATTGGTGCGATGAAGTAGACACAATCGAAGCGAGTGAAGAAGCCCCAAAATAACTGGGTTGGGTGACTCATCCCAACATTGGTATTTGGCTTATCTATCCGTTGAAACTGGTATTGCTCCATCAGTTTTAATGGATGAATCTGAACGTATGCTTTATACAATGGGTATGTATCTGCGCTGGCGAAATAGTCAGGGAGTCTAATGTTATCTATGCGCGTTGTTGGTATTGCTGAAGTTGCCAAGACTCTAAAGGCAATAGATAACGATCTAGTTAAACAAGCCCGTAAGGATTTGCGTACAGGTGCAAAACCAGTAGCTGATGCTGTTAAACAAAACATTCCAACCGAAGCACCACTACGCGGCATGGTTCATAGTGGGCGTACAGGATGGCAACCATCAGGCGTAAAGGTAACTGTTAAAACTAACTTTACTAAAAAGGCTGAACGTAAAGGTACGTCATTAGTTTCTATTGTTGCCGGCGCACAGGGTAAGAATTCAATGGGTGCTGCTGCATTTCAAATAGCAGACATGGCAGGCAGAAAACGTAAAGGAAATACACCATCAGGTCGTGGAATGATACGCGCTCTGAATTCATCAGGTCGTGCATCCAGATACGTTTACCCAGCTGCACTTAGACAAGTTCCATACGTTCAAGATGTGGTGCGCGGTACAATTAGAAAACTGCAACGTGACTACACAAACAGACTAAAGAGATAGGTGCAATTATGGCTGTAATCTTTCCTATTCTCTCTACCTTCGATGCTGCTGGCGTAAACAAAGCACAAAGAGCATTCAAGGGTTTAAGCGGCGTAGCAAAAGTTGGCGCAATTGCATTTGCTGCATTAGGTGCAGCCTCAGTTAAATTTGGTGCGGATGCCGTTACAGCTGCTGCTGCTGACCAGAAGGCACAACTTAAATTAGCGCAAACTTTACGAAATGTCACAGGCGCAACAGACGGCGCAATTGCAGCAACAGAGCAGTTCATTACTGAACAACAATTTGCAACAGGTGTATCTGACAATCAACTTCGACCTGCCTTAGAAAACCTGACACGCGCAACAGGTGATGTAACTAAAGCGCAAAACTTGTTGAAACTTGGTTTAGACATAAGTGCAGGATCAGGGCGCGACCTTGAAGCGATTTCGTTAGCCTTAGCTCGTGCGCAGGGTGGGCAGTTCACAGGCTTACAGCGTTTAGGCATTATCATTCCTGAAAACATTAAGAAGTCTAAAGACTTTGGACAAGTTCAGGAATACTTGAACGGATTGTTTGGTGGTCAGGCTGCCGTTGCTGCTGGTACATACGAAGGCAAACTAGCAATTCTTGGCGAACGCATGGGTGAAGTTAAAGAAACTCTTGGCGGTGCGCTTATCCCAGTCCTAACAAGTTTTGCTGACAAGGTTCTTAGAGATGTTATGCCGTCAATAGAAGTCTTTGTTAATGCGCTGACTGGAAGCACCAGCGTTTCAAGGTCACTAAGTGAGTCTGAACAAACTGCATTAAATTGGGGCAACACCATCCGCGCAGTATTCCAAACAGTCATAAATTATCGTGGCGAAATAGTTGCGTTTGGCGCAGTTATTGTTGGTGTCTTTGCTGTCGCTAAAATTGCCGCTGCTGCATCTGCCATTGTTTCTATTATCAAGGGCGTGATTGGTGTCTATCGCGCATTGCAAACTGCTGCGGTTCTAGCTGCTACTGCTTCCGCATTTGCATCAGGTGGTTTATCTGTTGGTGCTGGTATTGCTGGTGCTGCTGTTGGCGTTGCTGCTGTTACGGCAACTCTTGCTGGCGTTAATGCAGTTGTTAATACATACCAAAAGAATGTAGCCGATTTACCAAAGATAAACATTGCTCCTGACGGAGTCTTGGCTGATGCCAAAGTTTACAACGATGTTGTTTTACCAACTGTGGATAATGTTGGCAAGGCTGGTAAAAAAGCAGGCAAAGGTCTTAAAGAAATTGGTGATGCAGCCAAATACATTAAGGCGCAAATTGCAGCATTCACAGATGAACTAGGCAAAGCCAACGGCGTTCTTGATAACGCTAGACAAGCCTTTGCAAGTTTCAAGTCCAGCGTTGCAGATACATTAACTGGCATTCTAGATTTTGGTGCTGCCGCTACTGCTGAAACTGGATCGTTCGTAGAAAACCTAGTTGCGCAGGCTGGTAAGGCTGCAAACTTTGGTAGCAAGATTCAACAACTTTTAGGCATGGGATTATCTGAATCTGCAATTGCTAAGGTTCTGGAAGCCGGCGCGGATGCTGGAACAAAGATTGCTGATGAGATTATTGCTGGTGGTGCATCAGTTGTTAATCAGGTGAACACTTTAATTACAGCTACCCAAACAGTTGCTGATGCGGTTGGTGAATCCGCAGCATCACAGTTCTACACCGCAGGCATTAGTGCAGGTCAGGCATTAGTAGACGGCGTTAAGGCTGCTATTGCTGCTGCTGGATTCGCCGTAAATACAGAAGGCGTAGTTGTTAATCAGCGTGGCATAGATGCAGTAAATGCGGCTATCGCAAAAGCAAAATCTGGCAAGGGTAATAAAAAGAAAGTTACAAAGAAAGAACGCAAGTCAATCGAGGACTTGGCTGCATCGCTTGGTGTTGAAGTTCCAGCCTTTGCAAAGGGTGGCATTGTTACCGGGCCAACGCTAGCACTAATCGGTGAAGCCGGGCCAGAAGCAGTTGTGCCTTTGACTGGTCGCAACGCACCTATGGGAAACACAATCAACCTAACTGTGAATGCAGGCATGGGCGCAGACGGAAACCAAATAGGTCGTGAGATCGTAGATGCCATTAAGCGTTATGAGCGCATAAGTGGCCCGGTCTTTAAGAGTGCGTAATGGCTGTTCCAGAAACCAAAGTATTTATTGCTTTTGATTTAACAGCTGCTGGTGGAAGTTACTTCACACTAGATGACACAACTAAAGGTGTATTAAACTCCGTCTACTTTTTAGGTGGTGAAATCCTGACTGACGTAACTCAATACGTTGCATCTGTTTCTACGAATCGTGGCAAGTCGCGTGAGCAGGATCGCTACACCGCAGGAAACTTGTCGGTTACTTTACACAATGAATCCCGTATCTTTGATCCGTTCAATTCAGAAGGTATCTTTGCCGGGCAGGTTCTACCGCGCAAGGCTATTGCAGTTGAAACAAATGGCGTTCGTATGTTTACGGGCATCATTGACGATTGGGACTTTACCTATGACATAAGTGGCAAGGCATTTGCAAACGTGTCTGCCGTTGATGGTTTCCTAATCCTGTCAGCTGCGGAACTAGATTCGTTTACAGCTACTAGCCAATTGAGTTCAGATCGCGTTAGCGCAATTCTTAGCAGACCAGAAGTGAACTGGCCTAGTGGACAACGGCAGATCGCAACGGGTCTAACCACTTTGGTTGCAGATGTAGTTCCTGAAAATACAAACGCTTTAAGTTACTTGCAACTGGTAGAAGAAACTGAGAACGGTCAGTTGTTCATTAACAAGTCTGGACAACTTACTTTCAAGAATCGTTTAACCGTTCCACCTGAAAACAACTTTGTTATTTTTACAGATGATGCAGGATTCGTAGTTAATGAACGCTTTAACTTAATACCTAATCCATCTTTTGAAATAGATGTAACTGGTTGGACTGGCAGCAACATAACTGGCATTCGCAGCGCGCTGTTCTCTGATGGTCGCGTTGAAGTAACTGATGGCGGTGGTTCATTTGGCAGCCTTGCTGTTGTTGATCCTGTAAAGACTCCACCGACTGCTATTCCACAAACATCTAAGTTTGGAACATTCTCGTATCAGGGAACAATAGCCACTACTGGAACTAATAGGTACATTCAGAAAGACCCTAGTGATGTTTTAATTACTGCTGAGCTTGAGTATTCCTATTCGTGCTACGTCTTTCTGCCAGCTACTAATACCGCAGATGTAACGCTAAAGTTGCAGGCCGTACCTCACGCAGGAGTTAGCGCGTTAGCAACAATAGATTTGGATAGCAAGTTAATCGAACGCGGTAAGTGGACACGACTACAAGGAACATTCACCGCGCCAGCGACTGCAACTAACTGCGCGTTTCGTGTAATCAACGAAGCATCTATGGCAGCAGGTCAATTCATTTACGTTGATGGCGCATTGCTAGAACAGTCCTCTAGTGTTGCTGGATACTTTGACGGTGCTAGTTTTGGATGTTCATTCTTGGGTTCGCCATTTAATAGCATCAGTCAGAAGCCAACTATTGCCAATGTGAACTACACCAACATTGGAGTAATTTACGGCACAGAAAATCTAACTAACAGGGTTACTGTTACAAGATTAGGTGGCACACCACAAACCGCAGACTCAGCTAGATCACAAGCGGCTTATGGAATTGCAGCAACTTCTAAAGATGGGTTGCTACTGACCACAGATGCAGAAGCATTAGCACTAGCTAGTTATCTGACCGGTATTTACAAAGACCCAGAACTTAGAATAAATGAAGTCACCGTAGTTCTTGAAGATAAGAATGACGTGCAGGTTGATCGTCTAACTGCTATTGAAATTGGCGATGTAGTTCAGGTCGTATTTACTCCTAGAGGTTTTGGAACTCAGGTAGATCAGTTTGCAGTTGTAGTCAGTATCAAGAACAACATAGGCATAGACCGCCACTCCATGACCTTTGGCTTAGGTGCGGTAAACATTTACCCACTCATTCTTGATGACCCTTACTACGGCAGGCTTGGCGGTAGGTATCCGCTTTATGACACAGCTATTACTTCCTATGACAACCAACTGGTAGACTTCGAGGGTATTGAACTGCCCGGCTTTGTTCTCGCTTACTAAGGATTTGAATGCCTACTAACTTTCCTACATCGGTTGATTCGTTAGTCAATCCATTATCAACTGACCCACAGAACGCACCAAGTCATTCAGCACAACACGCCAACGCCAACGATGCCATAGAAGCAATCGAAACTTATTTGCTAGAACCGTTTACAGTTTTAGCCAACGGCACTACTGCAATGGCACTAGCTGCAAATATAAATGTTCGAGTCACTCCAACGGCCAATGCAACCTTTACAACAACTGTTCCTGCTGCTGGCTTAACAGCAACTATTATGATTCTCACCTCTGGCGCATCTAGTTATACGATCACATTTGGTTCAGGGTTTAGAACCACAGGAACACTAGCAACTGGAACAACAACAGCGCGTTATTTTATGCTGTCATTTATCTCAGATGGTACAGTTTTAGTTGAAACCTCACGCACAGCAGCGATGGCTTAGGAGTAATAATGCCCGGTTTAGGAAAGAAAACATTTACCGCAGGTGATGTGTTAATTGCAGGTGACGTAAACAATTACCTGATGGATCAAACCGTTATGAACTTTGCAACAGTAGCTGCACGTTCATCTGCAATTCCAGTTCCATCAACAGGAATGGTCACCTATGTTGGTGATACTGGTACTGATGCCGCAACCAACGCAACGATTGTAAACCTGCCACAAATGGAAGCGTACACAGGTGCAGCGTGGCAAAGTCTTGATGGTTTAACACTTGTTGCAAGAGCAACCATCACTGGCACAGTTGCCACCGTTACTATGAGCAACGTATTCAGCGCAGCATATGATACTTACAAAATCATTGTGACAGGTGGCGCACTTACAACTACCGCAGATGTTTTATTTCAATTGACAGGAATCACTACGGGCTACGAAACCATGTTGATCTATGGAAACTATGCAGGATCTAGTGCTTTATCAACTAACGGTGACGGTGCATCAACTTCGTGGACTGGATCGGGAACAGTGAACGGCATAATTGTTAATCTTGATTTGTCTATGCCTTTTGCCGCTAAACAAAAACAAATTTCGGCAGTCTACAACGTAGCAGGGCCAACAGGAAATAGTGGATTTTCAAATAGTTTTAATAGTTCAACGGCATCCGCAAGTGGATTTACTATGAGCCTTAATACTGGCAGTTTTACTGGTGGAGATATTTACATCTATGGATACAGGAAGTCTTAGTAATGAGCGAAGTTTTAATGAAGCAAGTAATTGACGCACTAACTGGTGAATCAGTAACAGTTCCACTAACTGATGCAGAAGCAATCGCACATAAAAAAATGCAAGACAATTATGTAACACTTGATTCTATAAATGAAGCCAGAAAAATTGCGCGTGCATCTGCCGTTGCTAAGTTAGCCGCACTTGGTCTAACTGCTGATGAAGTTGCAGCCCTGTAAACTTGTTCTAACACCCTGCGCTTAAATCTTTTGGAGTTACATTGAAGCGCAAGCAAGTCAAAGACATAATTACCCGTATGGTCGCAGTTGTTGTGGCATCTGTTATGGGAACAATCGGTGCTGGTTCGATCATTGGTGTTGAGTTGTGGAAGTCAGCAAGTATGGCTGCGATCCTTGGTGTGGCTATCGTGCTTGAAGGTCTAGCTCGTGCCTACATCACAGACGGCAAACTTAGCGAAGATGAAATTAACGATTCATTCGGTAAGGCCAACGGCAAGAAATAAATGAAGCGCATCAGGGTTGCCCTAACTGCGCTACTTGTCGGAGCATTTATGTTTGCAACACCTGCTCAAGCAGATGTTGTTTGTAACACTTACACGTTCACCGGTCACGATGACACCGCTTATCCTGCCAACCTGCCGTTCACACTAAAGCTAGGACAGACGGAATACGAGAACGTATTTGTTACCACTAATGGCACACTTACCTTTGGCAATCCTGATGCAACATTTCACGACTATCCACAAACGCCATCTTTATCAGTTGCAGGTTATGACTGGGTAACATTTGGCGAAGGTGCTTATGTTTCCTTTGGCTCAACTGCTAACACGTTATGCGTTGAATGGAGTTTGCGCCCATACCCACAATCAACAGGTGATCTAACTCAGATACGTCTAGTGATTAACAAGTACCCCAATGGGACTTGGCATGGCGAGGTTACAAGCTTTGGCTGGTTGCCAGCTGATCTAAGGCGCGGTATTCGCTATGAACAGGGCGCACCAGTTGTAACTATTGCTGGGGCATTTGATGTTGGTAACGGTGGTGTTCCTGTTGAGGTTGAACCTGCACCTACGCCTAGCAGCTTCACAGAACCGCCAGTTATTCCAACGCCAGAGCCTAGCCCTGAACCGTCTATGCCTGTTGAACCGCCAACGCCAACGCCGCTAGATACGCCAACGCCAACGCCGTCACCCATAATCGAAGCCACACAAACACCAGAGCCTACACCAGAACCGACAGCAAGCCCTGAGCCGAGCGTTAGCCCATCACCTGAACCAACGCCTACACCTGAACCAAGCGTGTCTGAGCTGGCTGCTGTGCCTGTTGTAGAGCCAACACCGATAGCACCAGATTTAGTGCCAAATTCAGAGCCAACAGAACTTGCACAAGAATCCGTACAAGTTGTCACGCTGGAAGCCCCTAGCGCATTGGCAAACATCCCCGGCATTACCGCAGTTTTTGCAGCTGCGGAAGCATTTATGAACATTGGCTCAGACATGACAGATGAGGAACGCGAACAATCGCAGTCAGTCGTTGTGGCCGCCGTAATCGTTGGACAAATAGCAATGAGGAAAACAAAATGAAATGGTTAAAAACATACCTGCGTGAAGTAACTGGTGAAACATGGACATTCGTAGGTTTGTTGACTGCCTATTTCACGTTGGCCGGATCAGCTAAAAAGGTAACTGGTTTGCTTATCCTAATTGGGGCATTTGTCTGGCTGGTAACATTGCCTTTAAGACAAAATGATGACAAGGATTAAATAAAATGGGTTCACCAATCGCAGGCAAGACACCTTCTACGCCATATAAACGCCTAGGGAAATTTTGGTCTAAGGGCTACCACACAGGAATTGACTACGCCGTTCCAGTTGGTACTGATGTTCTAGCAGTAGCTGATGGAAAGATTACCAATGCTAACTGGGGTCGTTCTTATGGCACACAATTGGTTCAGGCCGTAGATGGTGGATGGTTTATCTATGCGCATCTTTCAAGCACGTTGGTCAAGGCCGGCGATGTAGTAAAAGCTGGACAGGTTATTGCAAAATCCGGTAACACCGGTAATAGCACCGGACCGCATCTTCACGCAGAACTCCGGAACAACATTAGATGGAGCGCAGGTACTGATCTTGATCCTGCTGCTTTGGTTGGTATCAAACCTGCATCTGTTGCTAAAAAAGCAAAGGCTAAAGTTGCTGCGCCAATCGTCAAAAAGAAAAAGTGACGCGGTTAGTTTTAACCTGCGCACTAATTCTTTCATTACTTGGAGCATCACAGGCCAGCGCAAATAGCGTTGAGCCGTATGTAGTTTCAACGGCTAAAAAATCTGGACTATGCAAAAACGATAATGCCCAAAAGGTTACGGGTAAATGGCAGACATTTGCCGGCTGTGAGCCGTTTGCATTAGGTGGGGATCGTTCCCTGTTCTTTGTTCAGCTGCACATCAACTGCACTAAGCGACCTAAGTATGTCAAATTGCGTTTAGCCCGTTTGCTACCTAACGGCAAGCGCGACACAACAGGTACAACCACGTTCTCATTTACTAAAGACACAACTAAAGACTGGCAAGGAACTATGTGGTGGGAAGCAAAAACTAAGCATCCAATCGTGGCGCAGTATAAAGTTGTGGGTGGTAAGTGTTATTCAGATCAACGACAATTCAAATGGTGGCAACCGTAATGGGAATCATTGAACTAGGGCAATACGCAGGCGCAATTATGGCGATCTTAATTCTTGCTGGCACAGCTATTAAATGGGGAATTGTTAAACCTATTAAGTCGTACATAGATCAGGCCACCTATCCAATCCACCCAGAATCCAACGGTGGCAGGTCGCTTCCGGACATAGCAAAAACTGTAAACCGTATCGAAATTAAACTGTCTGAGGTTGATGAACGCCTTGTTGCAGTAGAAAACCACGTTACAAAACCGACACGCACCAAAAAAACAACGAACTGACAGACTTGCGCTCTAGACTTATCTAGACGAAAGGTGGTCACAATGGCCTTACTTGACGATCTAGAAACTGTTTCCAAAAGCAGCTATGAATGTTCTATTAAGCGCGTACTAAAGCAACTGAACGCAAAAGAATCAGCAGCCCTAACCAAACTAATAGATGACCCTGATACAAGCCCAACAAGTTTATCTAGGGTTTTAACAAAAAATGGTTTTGAGATTAGCCGCCAAACAATTCACAGACACCGCAGGCGCGGTATTAAAGACATTGGATGTACCTGCCCATGAGCCTTACAGATGATCTATCTAAATTAGGCGATGACGAACAGCGCAAGCGCGTAGCCAAATCTATTCCAGCAGGATTTGAACCCGGCATTGAATACGATTCAAGCGGTGGCGTTCTGCGTTCAGTACCACGACCAGCAGGTGATGAACCTGATCATGCTGAACTACTAGCTGAGTTTGAACTAGACCCTGCTAAGTGGCGTATAACAGGTCTACGCCGTAGCAAGTGGCAGCGTTGGGATGGCGAATGGCTGGAATCATTTAGAGCCACGTTCGTACCTACAACAGGCACACACCACGTTCTCATAGATGATCTACTGGAAATTGTAGGGAAGTGGAAACCTAGCAATACCCCTAGGAAGCCCACAGAAGCCCGTACAGGCTCGATGGCCTATGTTGTGGTACTAGCAGACACCCAAGTTGGAAAGATTGACGGTGGTGGCTCTGAACAAATAATTAAAAACGTATTACACAAAACAGATTTAGCTGTTGCCAGACTCAAAGAACTACGCAAGGCAGGGCGCGACATTGGAACGGTCTATCTGCCGCAGCTGGGCGATTGCATAGAAGGGTTCAGTAGTCAGGGCGGCAAAAATGTTTGGCGAACGGATTTGGATTTAACTTCACAAATTCGTGTCTATCGCCGTTTGTTATTGCACATGGTTAAGGCATTTGCGCCACTAGCTGACAAAGTGATTGTGCCATGTGTTCCCGGTAATCACGATGAAGCGGTGCGTATTGGTAATTCGATGGCTACGACTTACACAGATTCATTTGCCCTAGATGCTGCTTCTGCCGTTGCTGATGCGCTGGCAGATCACCCAGATTACAAACACATAAGTTTTACCTTTCCTAAATACGACACATTGACGGTCACATTAGACATAGCTGGAACAGTTGTAGGTCTAGCTCATGGACACCAATGCAGGGGTAAGGCAGTGGACTGGTGGAAGAACATGGCACATGGGCAACAGGACATAGGCGAAGCTACTTTGCTATTGACCGGCCACTATCACCATTTGCGAATTGAACAGTCAGGGCGCAAGACTTGGATACAAGCACCTGCATTAGATGGCGGCTCAACATGGTTTGAAAATTCATCAGGGCAGGCCGCACCAGCAGGAATGCTTACATTAACAGTCGGACAAGGTAGGTGGGATGATGCCAAAATCTTGTAGCCATGATTGGCTATACGTTAAATCAACAGAAGGCGATTATGAAACGTGTCGCGTATGTAGTGAATTTAGGTTAGTCCATGACAAGTGAAGAACTAGCTGATCAGGTTACGCGGTGCGTTGAATCCCTGCGGTCACGCATTATGGGTACAGGTGACGAACAATACAGTCGTGGCACTGAACAAAGCATTGAAACTAAATCAGGTGAACAGATCGTTTTAGAAACGCTGGAAGAACTAGATGATGCAATTGTGTATTTGGCACATTTACGCGCTAGACTGGGCAAACTTGCGCAGCTCTAGGCGATCCCTAGACCGTAAATGCCACCTGCTTATGCTTTGTCGGGTGGCATTTACTTTGCCAAAAAACCCTATAAACACGCCATTTTTTAGGTATTTCCCAATTGGCTTGCATTTGTTATACAGGTATGCCAAGATCATTACATAGGCGCAGGGAAACCTGCTAGGACAAAGGAAATCAAAATGCATCCGACAGTAGAACAGAACAAAGCACACCGCGAAGATCTTAGCTGGGTAAAAGTCGGCAAGTCTGAATACATGAACTCAAACGGCACAACAATTAAGAAAGACGTAAATTCGGGCTACTGGTTCATCACTGACATAGACGGTAACAACATTAAGTATTTTGCTCGTACCTATGGTCACGCAAGTTTAACAAATGCAAAATACCATGCAGAAAGATTTGAACTCTAAAAATTTACGCAACGCGCCCTGCCTGACGGTGGGGCGTTTTGCCTTTGTTAGACAGTTCGTATAACGTCAGACACATGAAGCAGATGCAGTGGCAGTCAAGTTTTTTTGACGTACTAGATGGGTACTCGGTTGCACCGATAAAACCACAAGATGCTGATTACCTAATTCTGAATGTTCATTATGCAAAGCGCAGGCCGTCAATCAGTTATGCCTTTGGTTTATTCAACGCAGGCCAGCTAGTCGGAGTAGTGACGTATGGAACGCCAGCATCATCTACCCTGCTACGCGGTGTCTGTGGTGACGATTGGGCGCAGCACGTTCTGGAACTAAACCGGTTGGTGTTAGTTAATAACCAGCCACACGAAGCCAGTAGATTGGTTGGCGCATCATTAAAACTGTTGCCTAAACCCAGCATCATTGTTAGTTACGCAGACACAAAACAAAAGCATGAAGGCATTGTTTATCAGGCCACAAACTTTATTTACACAGGGTTGAGCAGTAAATTCCGCGATCCAGTAGTGCGTGGTTTAGAACATCAGCATCACGCGACCTATGCACATGGCCTAACTAATAAACAGCTAATAGAAAAGTATGGTGAGGACAATGTTTACTTCATCGAACGATCTAGAAAACACCGTTACATAATTTTTGTTGGTTCTAAAACACAACGTAAACAAATGCTAAAAGACTTGCGGTATGAAATCCAACCGTATCCAAATAAAGAAAGGTCTGCCAATGGCTGACGAACAGAAAGAAACGAAAGAAAATCTAATTGCCCTGCGACTGAATAATGAGCAGATGCTGGCAGTTAGACAATGGGCGCATCAACATAACGCCAATGTAAGTCAAGTAATCAGATCGGCAATAGAACTAATGACAGGAGCAAAACAATGAGAACACCAAGCGAACAGCTAGTGCAAACAACATGGATGGCAGATCATTCACTATTCAAAAACCATGACACCGTAACCCCAGTTGATTGGGCTAAAGTTTGGGAAATTGTAGATGACATAGACACAGGCGAGTTCGATGCTAACCAGCTAGTAATGGTTGCAGTTCTAGAATTTCTGTGTGGTTCTGAAATGGTCGAAGTTAGCCTAGACGAAATTGCCAACCTGCCAGAATTAGAACGTCAGGCAGTAGTAGATGCATTGCGTTTAAAGTGGTCTAAGGTCGAATTCCAAGAGAACCTGTAATGGACAACGACAAAGCAGAAATACACGTTGATCCACTACCGTTCCAACAAATACCAAATTGGGTCTTTGAGTCTGATGTTTCAGCTACGGCTATAAAACTTTATCTAGTGCTGCGCAAGAACGGGGATAACAAACGTGGCGTTAGTTTTTGGTCACGCAAAAAACTAGCAGAGCAAATGGGTTCATCTATTGCAACGGTTGATAGGGCTAAAACAGAACTAATAACCATTGGTGCTATCTGCTACATCAAACGCAAAAATGAAACTGGTGACTGGACTTCAAACCTGTATCACATCCACACAGCCACCGCGCATAATTGCAGCTACCTAGCATCAAAAATGAAGCCACCTAGCCCCAAAAATGATGCTACGGGTAGCCCCAAAAGCGATGCTCTAACTAATAACCATATAGAACTAAGAACCAAAGAACTTAATACTCGCACCTACGGTGACGAGATTGTTCAGGCGTGTGATCTACTAGCTGACCTAATTGCAGCGAATGGATCACGCAGGCCACAGGTTACGGATAAATGGTTAATTGACATGGAACGAATACACCGCATAGATGAACGTAGCTGGGAACAGATCACCAAAGCTATTCAGTGGTGTCAGGCTGATGACTTTTGGCGTGGCAACATTTTGAGTCCAGCCAAACTAAGGAAACAATACGACCAGTTACGACTGGCAGCACAGCGCAACACAAAACAAAGTAAGTTCACTAAAACAATGGACTGGTTAAAAAACCTAGAGAACGAAACAAAGGAACTAGAACAATGAACAAAGCAGACATAGGCAAAGTGTTAGCAGTTGCAATGGCGATAGATGCCAGACTTGGTGCAGCTGATGAATCAGCGTTTAGAGCAAAGGTTGAAGGTTGGTCGTTGTCATTATCTGAAACTATGGAATTTGAATTTGCGCGTGATGCAGTTGGCAGGCACTACAAATCAGCAACAGAAACTTTAATGCCGGCACATCTGAACGCAATGTGGACTGCTCATAGATCACGTCAGCACGAAATAAACAACGTGCAAGCGATTGGTTCTAGTCCTAGATCGCAGGGAATGCCAGACGATGTACGCGCCAAATTGGTGGAACTGGGGTTGAAGCGACCATAATGGTCTAATGCTAAAAGATTGCGACCATGAAGCGTGGCTAGATTCTGGAATGTGCCTAATCTGCACCGCGCCAGATTCGTGGATGTATTCAGCTGGTTGCAGAGATTCGCACCCTGACACTTGCTTTCCAGAAAATGACGAACCCCACCTATACGCCATAGCCAAACGATTATGTGAAGAATGCCCAGTTGTAGGATTCTGCCTAGAGATTGGCCTAGATGAGAAATGGGGTATGTGGGGCGGAATGACCCCAGACGAACGGTACAAATTAGCCAAGTCTGGCAAAGTACCTAAAGACAAACTAGATAAACGCCGATTTTTACGGGTTTTTGCCTACACAAATTAGAACAAATGTACGAAAAAGAAAATTAAAAAAACTTGCAAAATGGGCTGGACAACTACCCCAATTCGTGTATTGTTATACACATAAGGAGAACCACAGGGGTTCTAGAGAAGCAAAGGAAACAAAGCAAATGGAAACTACATACATAACACCAGCTGAAACAGCAAAGCTAATTCGCGCAGAACTAAAGGCCGCATTCGCAGGCGTTAAATTTTCAGTACGCAAAGAACATTTTGCAGTATGGGTAACAATTCCAGCAACAGCATCAGTAACAGTAGCTGACGTAGAAGCAATCACAAAAAACTACGAAGGTTCAACATTTGACGGCAGCATTGACCTAGCATCAAACCAGATTCACCTAGTAGACGGCAAGAAAATTCAGTACCTAGCAGATTATGTATTCGTACAGAAAGATCAGGTGGCGTAATGAAACTCAAAGCAGTTAAAGATTCAATCGGTGGCTACCGCGTAGCCGGCACAGAAGTAATTTGGGCGCGTGAAAACTTTTGCAGATGTTGCTGGTATGTCTGGGACATTGCGGAAACAGAAGTTATAGATAGCGGTTTGTCATACGTAAGAGCTAAAGAAGTTGCATTCAAATACGTTCAAGAAATGGAGTTGCAAAATGCGTAACTGGAACTGGACACCACGAGCAAGATTTATAGGCAATCTAATAACAGCAGTGTCAGTAGTCGCAGCTGGTTGGGTTCTATTCGTTGGAACATGGTTTGCGCTAGGTGGTAACTAATGGGATTCGTACCTTTTGGAATGGAACGCGCCACACTTAACGACAAACACAAAATTAGAAAGATGCTTGAATACTTAGGTATTACGCATCCAGCGCATCAAGTCGAATTTATGTCAGCCCTACTTGATAGACCATTTGATACAACCAAAATGAGTAGGCAAGATTTCTACACGTTAGTTACAAAGATTCAAAACATACAAGAGAACAGGAACAAAGCATGAAACAGGAACAACAGGATGCGTTACGCGCACCGTTTGCAAAAGAGCAAATTCAAAAATTACCTACTGGCGGTTTGCAGCTAGATTACGTCAGCCATGCATGGGTAACTGATCGTTTACTGCAAGTAGACCCATTGTGGAGTTGGAAACCATTAGCGTTTACGGATGCAGGACTGCCTGCATTTGATTCAAACGGTGGTCTATGGATTGAATTAACTATCTGCGGTGTCACACGCTACGGCTACGGTGAACCACAGGGGCGAGATAAATTTGACATGACTAAAGGCGCAATCGGAAACGCGATTAGAAACGCAGCTATGCGCTTCGGAGTTGCGCTCGATCTATGGGCAAAGGAATCACCAGCAGAAACGAAGCCATCACCTAAAGCAACTAAAGAACTCAGCACAGCTACACAAAAGATGATCGAACGTATCAACAACGCAGGCTCATTAGTAGAACTAAGCGAAGTTGTGCCACTGATTCAATCTGGTGAATTTAACGAAGCAGAAAAGCGCAACCTACGGCTGATCTTTAATAACAAGAAAACGGAGTTGGGAGCATGACGTTTGTATTAGGGTCAGTTTTATTTTTACTAGGTGGTTTTTTTGGAATGCTGATCATGGCATTTGCGCAATCACTACCACGCCAGATTCAAGAACAGCAAGATGCATTGGTAGCACAGTTACGGCTGGTGGTTGAAGATGAGTGAACTAAAACAACATGGAATGCAACTAGCTTTAGATGCGCAACCAGATTGGGCTGATCAAGCACTGATAGCAATCCTGCAACTTGCAAAACAAAACATTGAATTTACTAGCGAGGATGTTTTGGCAATTACTGGATTACCATCAGGTGCAATTGGTCAGCACAAAAACAACGCATCAGGGGCAATTATGAACAAAGCAGCTCGTGCTGGATGGATTCGCAAAGTTGGTTACGGAAAAGCAAAGCGCAAAGAATCACATGGCGCAGTTCTAGCGATTTGGATTGGCAATGTATAGCTACTGGATTGACGGCGAACCTGCACCACAGGGTTCTAAAAATGGTTTTGTTAAAAATGGTCGTGTTGTAATGGTTGAATCTAGCAAAAAGGTAAAGCCTTGGCGCGAAGCGGTTGCAGCAACTACACAAAAACAAGTCACCTGTTCATTACAGAATGCGGTAGAAATAGCACTGGTATTTCATTTGCCTAGACCTAAAACCGTCACCCGTAAATGGCCAGCTGTTAAACCTGATCTAGACAAACTGATTCGCAGCACATTTGACGGCCTAACAACTGGTGGTCTTTACACAGATGATGCCCTAGTTATAGCTGTTAGCGCATCTAAACAATACGCCACAGATCGTATTGGGTGTCAGGTAATAGCCAGCGAGGTTCAAGATGTTTAATACAGAACAAGCAAACTGTTTAGGGGTAGACCCAGAGTTATTCTTTCCAATTGGAGCAATAGCACCATCTACTGAAACTACACTCAGACGAATCTGCATGAACTGCAACGTGTTCTGGCAATGCTATGAATACGCGCTAAATGTAAAGGTGGATGGTTTCTGGGCAGGAACTACCGAATCACAACGCAAGACACTAAGAAAAGAATTGGGCATCGAAGCACAACGCATAGATGAACCATACAAAGAATCCTTTGAATCACAGTCAAGGGATGCTAAAAACAAACGCGCTGAACGCCAGCGCATGAGAGAAGCAGGATAAAACAATGGCACTACCAACAATCACAGCACAGGGAAATTTGGTATTTGAACCAGATTTCCAAGTAACCGCATCAGGCATTAGCCGTTGCAAGTTGCGCATCGCGTGTAACGAACGCAAGAAAGCAGACAATGGAACATGGTCAGATGGTGACACCAGTTACTTCGACATTGTTTTATGGCGTGGACTAGCTGAAGCGGCAGCCGATACATTCAAAAAGGGTCAGCCAATTCTAGTTGTAGGTAAAGTTCGCGTATCCAAATACGAGGACAAGAACGGCGTTGAACGTACAGCCGTAGAAATCACAGCTGATGAAATTGCAGCAGTAGTTAAAGCAAACAAAGCGAAAGAAGTTAATCCAGAAAGTGACCCTTGGTTATGATTATTGCCCTAATACTTTCAGTCGTATCTGTAACTATCGTGGTATTTCTTGCAGGCTATCGCTTGGCAATGCACCACCAGAAAATGTATGCAATGAGTTTGTTTGAAGAAGGTGGATCATTAGAACCAATCTTTGCAAAGTTGGATCGTGAATACGCATACACAGACGATCTAAGTAAACCGTTTACTGATGAAAAGTAAATGCGGTGTTTGTCCCCGGTCATCCTCGCAAGGGGATGGCTGGTGGACAGTCCACAACTACAAAACAGAACCGCCAACTGTTTACGATCTATGCCCTAGCTGTTACAGGAACAAAAGCCTAATTGCTTACAAAGAAACAATGATTGAAGCACTACAAGAAATAAAGATTACAGACTCCGATCCGTCTATTCATGTGGCAATGCAGGTTATGAAACAACGGTGCATGGCTGTTGTTAGGGATTTAACCTTCAATGACTAAACCAAATCCTTACACACCTGATCCAGACTGTGAAAAGTGCCAACAGGACAACATTGCTTGCATAGAGCATTACATGGCAAACGGTGGCTGGAATGATTAGACCACGTTCTAAAAAGATGGAAAGCCTGTACGCAACTCAACGGCGCAAATTAGTCCAAGAGTTGCTACGGGACTTTCCAGCGTGTCAGCGTTGCGCTGTGGCCTATGCAACAGACGTACATGAAATCAAGACACGCGCTAGGGGTGGCAGCATTGTAGACAGGGATAACCTTGCATTGCTTTGCAGGCCATGTCATACATTTATTACACAGAACCCAGCACAAGGCAAGGCTGAAGGCTGGCTTAAAAACAGTTGGGATGACTAATGGAAGCCAATGGAATCTGCCGCGCAGGTTGCGACACACAAGACCACGACAGCTACTGGGAATGTTTACAGGCAGCCAACGTGTCAATAGACAAGACCAGTCTTAGACCTTAATAGACTAAACGCATGAACTGGACAGATACTGTTGGCATTACGATTCACAATGACCTAGTGCGTTCAGCATTAAAAAACAAACCAGATGCAGACATAGACAAACTAGAAGCATCAGTTAAACGAATCAGCCTATCCGTAGGCATCACACGCAACGCCATAGCATCAGTCATTGAAGCGGAAGTTGAAGCGATGCTGGCCTATCGCGCATTGGGTGACACTAGCATTACACCTGAGTATGTTGCAGGGTTACAAAGTGCAGCTGACTTGGTTAGATACGGCGTACACCTAAGCGATGGAATCAAACTATGACAACGATAGTAACTACAACAGGCAACAACTTCTGCACACTAACAGCAGATCAGGGGATTACATCAGACCTAATACATCCCGATATGCCAAAGATAGTTCAGCAAGACACATGGTTAATTGGTGTGGCAGGTAGCGCAAGAGTTTGCGATCAGTTGCAGTATTCAATCGAATACCCAAAGCCACCAGTTGAAGTAGTTAAGTCTGGTGAATGGTTGAAATGGTTGGTTACTAGAGTGATCCCACTAATAGATGACACGATCAAAGATACTGAAATGGATGCAGAAGCGTTACTGATTACGCATGGCAAAGCATTCCTGATAAGCGAGAACCTAAGTGTTCTAACTGCCAACCCGTATTGGGCTATCGGATCAGGGGCAGACCTAGCACTAGGGTCATTAGCTGATAAACAATACAAACCTGATTGGCACAAGAACCATGATCTATCTGCACTACGAGCTATGGAGTCGGCCAGTATGCACGATCCAAATACACGCGGAACACTAGACCAGTACCGCAGCTACTCCACCGGTAGGGTCATGGCTAGAACCAATGGCGTTTAATAAACCATGTTTGAAATGCAAGGCATTGCATCGCAACCCTTCCCTATGTGATACCTGCCAACAGTTACATGATGCAACTAGGAACGCATCTAGACCGCATTACAAAGGTAATTACGCTAAACAGGCAAAGATAGTTAGGGATACTGCCACTGTGTGTTGGTTATGTGGTTTAGGCCGCAGACCTGATGACCCGTTTACAGCTGACCACTACTACCCCAGCGATCCAACCAGCCCACTAATAGCAGCACATCGCTCATGTAACAGTCGCAGGGGCAATACTCCCCATACGCCATAACGGGGGGTGGGTAAAAATTTCATACGGGTATCACCAGCAATAC